AAAAAAATACCATTGTGGGCCCGAAGGCCCACGTTTGGTACTATATCAAAACTAGTTAACATTATTTCTATTTAATGGGTATAACCCATCTTTAGCTGCAAGTAGTTCTTCTACTTCATTCGCAATCATATATTGTTCAGCAATAGAATAATGTTGGAAGTCATTTGATATAAAATAATGATTTCTTTCTGATGTAAATCTATCTAGGAAATCATTCATTATTTGTAAATGCTCATTCCATTGCGATAATGGACTAGCGCTACCATTTTCTGTTAAGAATTTACCAATTGGAGTATTATATACTGCTAAGAATTCTGGTATTCTTCTATTCATAACATATAAAACAGTAGCATAAATTCTATACTGTTTAGAGCAAAATCTATTATAAGATAAGAATCTACGAGCATCGTAAAACATCTTTCTTAATAATAAATCTCCTTTATGGAATTCTTCAAATTCTCTAGTTAATTCTATTATTTCTGGTGTATTGTATGTAGTCATTAACCAATTTTTATAATAGTCTGAGAATTCAGAGAAGTGCTTTTTGATCACTTCTCCTCTATCTCTTTTAGACTTTCTAAACATTTTAAGGACTCCCTCATTCAACATTCTATCTAACATCTTCATCACATCCTATAAATTTCCCATAGTTGCATTATATAATAGGAAAATATCATTTTGATTTTGGTCTCCAGTTAATTGAGCAAATATTTGCATAAATTGGTCTGGAGTGCTATGGTATAATTGATATAAAACGTTAGCTGGATCTTGTGAATTAAGAGCAACTTGTTTTACATATAGAATTGATGATAAATTTAATAAGATTTGTCTTGGAAGATTTACTCCCTTAGAAGCAAATTCAGTATTAATTAATTCAACATATTGTGAGAATGGAATCTTGAAAAGACCATTTGCAGCTTGTTGATATATACCCATTGTAACTATTCTTGGACATATTGTAATATACATTGCTGACTTCTTGTAGATATAGTTTCTCCACATTGGCCATAATACTGCTTCAGGTACTTGGAATCCCAAGAATTGGAATAAAGACTGAGCATATTCTGCAATGTTATTAATTGTAGTGGCAACACCTTGGTTATTGATATTAACTTGTGGGAAATACCATTTACCAAATATTGCAAGCATTTTATTATATTCATATGGATTTTGGTGCTTTATATATAATTCATGCACTGCATCATCTGATTCCATTAAGAAAGCAGATTCATTAATTGCATTTCCATAGTTATAATTATTATCGACAACACGATAAGTTCCAGGGTTCATTTGTTGTATCTTTGCTATTGTAAGAGATGGATCTAGATAAGATGCTACATATGTCATAACCTTATCAGATGTTCCATATCTTGGATACAATGGTTGATTATGTTCATTTATTAGCAATGGTACCACAGAACCCATATCTAGAAGACATAATCTTCCATTTTTAAATCCATAGTTTCTTGGTTCTTTATATAATGATATATCTGATGGTACAAAGAAATTTGCCATTACATCACAAATCATTTTATAATCTTCTACAAATCTAGGCACTCTACTACAATAGATTGGAAATACTTGGTTATTATTAATACTTCCAGCTATTGATAGATCTTTAATAACATCAGAATTTCCTAACCATTGTTTAAACTCCATATTATCATCAAAGTTTTGTACAAACTCTTGAACTATGATAAATGGGTCATTATCTGGTGTTAACATTGATAATGCGAAGCAATTCAATGCATCTGGATTAAACTTTCCTTGTTGAGCTAATCCCTTAAGAGCTTCTGAAGTTGATATTTCATTGATATTATCTAATATACCAGCATTATTATATGCTATTTTGTATACCAGAGATGGATTTGTAGGATCTGTCATAACGACTCTCTTTTGTCCTGTATAGATATTTGAATTAGGAAACGCCTTTCTCAATACATCTATTAAGAATTCTCTTGTTGCTGACTCTGTCATAATGTCTGTTTTATATAGACTTACTAAATTATAAACTGTACTCATATTCTATTTCCTCCTAATATTTTAATATAAAGTTCCAACTAATGATGCAGTATTTACAGATTTAATTGTAAATATCAATGGTAAATTAAGCTCAGTATCTGCTGGTAAATTCAATGCACTTCTAACTGCATTTAAAGCTATATTTATTATTGCAGGATGATAAGCTAATAAATTTAGTGCTACTTTTGTAGGTATATTATTATTTATCATCAACTTAATATAGTTTTGTAATGCTGGAGAATCGCTTTGATCTCTTATTGCAGTTCTTATTATTGCTGGGTCTATACCTTGAGTTGCCATTGCAATTTGATTAGATAATGTAGTTATATCTAATCCTTGTATTAAGTTATAGTCAGCAAATGTTCTATCATCTTTATTGAACATTTTAATATATTCTGAGTAAGCATTTATTGAACCTGCTAATGATAAAGAACTATCCATTTCTGGAAACATTCTTAAAATTGAACTACAGAATGTTTTATAAGATACTCCAAATACTGCTAATTCTGGAATACTTCTAATAACACTTGACATATTACTATCAACATCAAGTTTTACATAATCTCTAGCTTCAGTTATATTTACTAATCCAGCTACAGTATAATGCTCAGATACAGATTTATAATTCTTGTATAGAGTTTCTACTCCTATATGACTAAGAGTTACATTCATATTAGCACTTTGGAATTGTGCTAGAATACTATTATAATATTCTGTAAATGATGCATGATATTGATCAAATGTCATAGTTTGTGGATTTTTACCATTTTGAGATATTTCTATATTAGTTTGTATATATCCTCTTTGAATAGATATAGCAACAGGTGTTAATGGAGCATTATCTGTATCACTTGGTGTGATTACTACTCCTGGTTTAATACTAGGAAAATATTCTAATATAAACAAAGGTAAACCTAATGCTAACCCTTGTAAAATGTTATTATTATTTAAGTTTGTTAACATATTCTATTTCCTCCCTTATTTATTTAATCCTAATGCAGCAGCTATTTTGTCTCCACCTTGACGACCAAATATAGAGTGGCCTCCATTATTATTTCCATTTACAAATCCATTATTTCCACCCCAGTTGCCATTATTAGCTCCCCAGTTGAAACCTCCGGCATTATTTGTAAATGTTGTATTTCCACCCCAAGTTCCAGTGTTTCCACTAAAAGTCATATTACTTACACCAGTTCCGACAGATGCTGCTGGGTTATAGTTAAATACTGGTGTATTAGATGTATTAAGATTTAATCCAGTAGTTGTTGGTGCTGCAAATGTTAAACCTAAACCTGAGTTATAAGTTTGTGTTGTACCTCCCCAGTTATTTCCTGTAAAAGATGGTACAGTAGTTCCTCCCCATCCAGCTGGTCTTGTATTATTCCAAGAAGATGCTCCATAGCTGCCTCCCCAAGTTCCTCCACCGAATGTATTACCGAATGAGTTACCAAATGAATTATAGCTACCATAATTTCCAAAGAAACCTGTATTTTGTGGTTGAGATTTACCAAATCTTTCAACCATACCAGCTCCTCCGGCACCACCACCAAACATTCCTAATAAGTTTCTAACATCAATTACATTACGTCCATTGATATTTTCTACTGAAGAAATCATACCTAACATCATAGCCATCATACTCATCATATCCATTTGTGGTTGTTGAGGTTGAGCTACTGCTGGTGCTCCATATAATGTAGTACTAGCAACAGGTTGTGGTGCATATCTAGATGATATTAGTGGTTGAGCCACTGGTTGTGTGTAAGTATTATAATTTGCAACTATCGGCTGAGTAGCTACAACTGGATTAACTCTATTAGCCATTGCTGGTCCCATTACACTATCATATCCTGCTCCATATCCAGCATTTGGATTATAACCAAACATATTTTGAACTCCTGCCAAAAATGCATTTCCAGTTCCACTATTTAAATAAATATTATTAGGTGACATTGCTGGTCCATATGTTCCTGTATTAGTTACAGTTGAACCTGTATTTATATAATTATAATTATTAGCACCTGCCGCTGCTGGATTCATACTTGCTGGTAATCCTTGCATTCCTGTATATAAAGATGCATAAGGTGTTGCTGCTACTGTTGTATTCATCACCGCTTGTTTTTGTGTGTATCTATCGAATATTGAATTCATTCTGTTACCTCCTAAAGTTATTTCTTGATTATTAATTGTTGTATTTGGTGCAGTATAAACTGCTTGTGTAGCTACCGGAGCTACTGGTTGATATCCTGTTGTACTATTATTTAAATATATCATTTGTGTTTCTAAAAGTCCATTAGGTCCAAATATAATTGGAACCATATTCATTCTACCATCTGGATGATTTTGATCTCTTGGTACTATTGGCATTGGATTCTTTTGGAAATATAATATTGCCTGTAATAAACTATTTCTCAATTCTGGAAATTGCATATCCGCAAGAGAAATATATCCTTCAAATGCTAATGTTGCCAACATTTCATAGAAATATAATGGTTCTATAAAACTATTAGGTCCATTAATAATTGTATTTTGAATATAATGGATTAGTTGTTGATTTATTAAATACCCTGTTCCATCTGTTACATATTTGATTCTTTCAGCTATTTGATCCATTACTACTGAAAATATGTTGTAATCTATCCCTACATTTTGTTTTGCATATAATTCTTTTTGATCTAAACCAGCTAGATCCATTATTATACTTAATGCTGTTGCTATATCTTGATTATTTGAATTAAGTCCAGATAGTAACATATCACTCACTGTTAATAGTTGTTCTCTAAGTGTTCCTCTAGTATCAACTCCACCTGCTGTGAATACTGTATGATGTATTTCTTGTGGTGGTGCTACTGGACCAGCTGGTGCCACCATATTAGCCATATTAGCCATTAATGCTTGTAATATTTCTGTAGGATTACCTTGACCACCAGCTTGAGCTTGTAATTGAGCTTGTGCTTGATTATAACTATTAATTCCTCTTTGCATCATCTGAGCAACTGGGTCATCATTCATAACTTGTTGTGTAGGTTGTACTGGTTGACCAGTTGCTACTGTAACTGTTGGTTGAGCTTGAGTATTGTTAACAGTTGCCGTAACTTGTGGATTTACAGCTGGTTGTGCTGATTTACTTGTTCCCATTAACTCTTCCATTTTTTGTTTAGCTGCTGCCATATCTGCTGCAGTTGGGATATATGTATTAGAATTTTGTGTAGCAGTTGATGCAAGCATTGATTGCAGACCTGCTCCCATAGGAGAAATATCTCCTGTATTTGTATATAATGAAAAAGTCCCTGTTGGTGTTGTATTAACTGGAGTTGGTGTTGCTGAAACATTTTGAAATGTACCATTTTCTCCTTGTACTAATTTTGCTCCTCCAAATAAAACATCTTGTGCTGCATTTAAAGGAACATGATTATTTGACATATTTTCCCATAATTTTGCTACTTCTTCAAAAGATTTTCCATTAAACATTGTATTAAATCCTTCTTCAATTTGTTTAAATTGTTTCGGATCATATTTATAAGTTGAAACATCTGGTGCGATTCCACTCATTGTCTTATTACCTCCTTGGTTTATATATTTATTAAATGCTGTATTTATACTAAAATCTCCATTTAGTATCATTTGATTATAACTTGCTTCTTCCATATCAATATAGTGTTGTAATGTTACACCACAATTACCCTTAGATAATCGTTCAACTGTATTGATAACTTGTTTTTCACGTGCTGTCATTTTTCTAAATTGAGAACCGTCTGCAATTGCCATAGTTTTATCTGGATTAGATCTACTATCAAATATTACTGTACCTTGGGCGTTAGGATCCTTAATATCATTTATAGTATCAATTACATATGGAGTTTTAGAGCCTGCATTTATATTACTAGGTTGCCAATATTGGGCGATATTGTCTCTATTTACTACAATTGCTTGAGCTGGTGGAATATATTTCCAATCTTTTCCATATGCATATTCTCTATCAGTTTTACCATAGGTTTGCAATTCCCATCTTCTCATTCTATTATTATCTTCCATTTCCATTAAACGAACTTTATCAAGTCTTTTAGCATATTCTTCATCTGAAAGTCCTACCCCACACTGTTCTGGTGTTGGTAAAACATCTGATTCATATCCTGTAACTTCATTATAGTATACAGGAAAATCATCATCTAATTCATCTGTATTGAAATCTATACTAAGCATGTAGTTGTAATCTCACTAGTGCTGATGTTATTGCTTGAGCTAGTTCGTCTAATTGAGCTTTATTTGTTTCTATATAAGGTTTAAGCATTGGTATCTTTTCTATAAATGTTCTTACCATAATAAAATTAATACCTTGGTTTATATTTGTTCCATTATATGCTGTTCCTGCACTTTCTATAATATTCTTTGGATGTAATAATGGAAGTCCATTTACAGGGTTAGTTAAAAATAGATTTTTAGCTGCATTTGCTATTAAAATATTTCCCCCGTATAATCCAAGTGTATAGAAAGGTTTTCCTGATTGAATATCTGCTGCTACAGCATCATTAAGAGTTAGCTTTTCTGGTTGAACATTTGCCGTTACTTGTCCATATGCTATCATATCTAATATAGAAGCATATTGACCTAAACCATTTACTATAGTAGGGTCTAACTTACCAGCAGATGTTTGTATTAATTCTTGCACCTTTAATGATAAATATCCAAGTGCTATTGATATTCTTAAATCATGATTAATTGGTCCATCTGGTCCAAATATTGATTTATATTTACCGTATGCTGCAGCTACTACCATTTGCTGTTGTGGTGATATTTGTGCTGACATATCTTGAGTTATCAATGTATTAAATGTTTTAACACTATCTAACTGCAATAGAGTCGGTATTGATTGAGATAAATATGCAGCAACTTGCATCAAGTGTGGCATATTAGCTTGAACTACTGGATTTACTAAATTTACTAATGTATTTGTCATATTGCCTATCATGGCATCTATCGACATATTAGCTTCTCCAGCTCCGGCTACAAGATTTCTATTAAATGATACATTACCACTATTCATTCCAGTTTGTATGTTTATAGAAGCTTGAAGATTTCTACTTACAGAAACTGCTTTCTTGATAACTTTTATAACAGATGCATAAGTCTCCATTTTATTTAGTAATTCTAATGCTAAATTATAAGCTACCACATTTCCACTACTTTTTAATATCACTAACATATCCATAATAGGACCTACTGCTCCAGTAGGGTCATTTAATAATGGTTTAGTCATTTCTAAAGCACCAAGACTTTCAATAAGAACTTTAATATCTGCTACTTTATCTCCACTACCATTAAAATTAGGCTCATTATAATTTACGTGATTAATATTATCAAGTAAATTCAAATCAATCTCAGCTCTACAAACTGCTTCAATATTATTAATATCTTTGTAGTTTAATAGCTTAGATACCACATCTGCAACTATGCCCTTCACTCCATCTGGTAAAGCTTGATATTTATTTTGATCAAGCATCACACTTCCTAGACCATATGGATTATCAGATCTTTCCAAAATAGTTTTAGTAAATTCAAATCTGCTATTCGCAATATTTGTATTTACCATAGAATTTACCATATTATTTAATGGTCCATTCTCTTCAGCTACAACCGCAGTACCTCTAGGTGGTACGCTAGAATATAGCTTATCAAAGTTTTCAAATTTTCCTGCAACAGTATTATTCATGCTGTTTCCTCCTTCTTTTTCATAATAAAAAATATTTAAATATTTGTTATAACACTATCTTATTATATGTAATTATTCAGAATATAATTCTTCTAGCTTTTGTTCTTCATTTACTTCTTCCGCTACTTGAGAATATGACTCTGTTCTACCTGCATTCTCATCTGGATAAAACATCGTAATACTACGTCCCCAATCATCATCTACTATTCTAAAAGCATTCATTGCCATTACTACATGAGGTAATGAAGATGTTTTTAATAAATGACTGTAAGGTCTTCCAACTTTTGCTGCATTTAAATGTGATAAATAAGCAGATTCCCACATATCATCACGTTTACTTCTTATATATCTAGCATTATCGTCCCGGTCTTTCATTACTCTCATTGATAAATATTTATTAGTTATTACAGTATCGTTACCAGATTCAGTTAATACTGTTTCATTAATACCAAATGTGTGACAAAATACTAGAGTTTCTACTTCTGTACCTAGTTGCTTAGATGACGATGTCCAGTCATCTTTAAAATTTTGTAAAATATCTATATATTTATAATATGGTTCACATTCAGCCATCATACTCATAGCCATACCATTAAGCTGAATAGCTGATATTACTGGAATATTATAATCAATTGCTAAATCTCTAAGTTCTTTACATTTTTGTCTAAGTACGTTAGAACCATCTGAACCACTCATACCAAGTTGAGCATGTTTTAACGATGTAACATCCATTCTATCAACATAATCTACTATAACTATAATTGGTTCAAACCCATTTCTTTTATAGTTAGATATTTCATTAGCTACATCTACGTGATTAGTCGTAGTAAATCCATCTTTTTTATTATCTGTACCTTTAAGTCTTTCTACATAAATAATAGGTATATTAAGACCCATTCTTTTAGAAGCTGTTAGTATAAGTTCTGCAACTTCTGTTTCAGACATCTTTTTAATTTCTTCTTCTGATAAAGATACTCCACACCAGGCAAGATGTCTACGGAAAAGCTTCTCTCTAGTAAGCTCTAACGATACAAAAAGTATACATGGAGTTAAGTCTGTTTCGAATTGATCTCTTTTATTATTTTTACTAGCATATAGAGCTATATTATGCATTATTAATGATTTCCCACGTCCTGTAATAGCTGCAAATAATGTAAGAGTATCTGGTGCAAACCCTCCACCTACCATCATATCTATAGGATTACTTACTTTAACACGTTCTGCCGCCTGTTCTTGTATAGAAGTTACAGTTTGCATTACAGTTTTATCAACTGTTTCTGCTAATGGGTCTATTACTAATATATTAGATTTACCTATATCAAGATTTATATTCTCAGATACATCTCTAAGACTTTGTATATAATTAAGTATACGAGTAGAAGCATCTGCACCTTCTTTGGATGTATAATCATATTCTATACGGTTTAAATCAGAGTTTATACTATCTATATAAGGTCTAATATTTTGTACCATTAATTCTGCAGTTAATGATTTAAGCAGATATGACTTATAATCACTTGTATAAGTCTCGGTATCATCGAGAGTTGCTTTAAACATTGTACTATATGGGACTGTACTTATGTGAAAAAGGACTTCTTGTTTACTATCAATACCACTATCTATAAGTTTATTTACAAACTTTGCAGTTTCTTGAAGGTCTGGGTCCTCTGTAAGATTTTCTGGTGGTATACTATCTAGAAATTTCTTAATAGATGTAAGATAAAATCTATCTTTAGGGTCTTGTAATATAATGTTTACCATTGCTGTATGTAATGCCTGTTTCATAGTTCATCTCCTTTCAATATATTTATATACTTATCATCTAATTCTTCATTAAATCTAGTTTTATAAATATTTTTAAGTAAATCAATAGCATGAATATCATCTTTATAATCATGCTTTACTTTATTTACTTCTATATTAGCATTCTTTTTAACTCTTTTAATATACTTAGCATTAGTCAGATCTTGAAACTTTCTAACCAATAAACGTTGATCTGAAATATCTGAATTGTATGTGATATTGTATACAATATTATTTTGATCTTGTTTACTATACTTATTAGATATCTCTATAACATCAAGTTCAGATTTATCTCTAAGATCTATATTAATTACATTCTGTTTAATAATATATGGATTTAATATATTAGTAACTTCATACTTTTCATCATTAATTTCTACTAATTTAATTCCATATGTATCAAGTCCAGTATAATGACCGCGCTGGTTTATAAATCTATTAGTATAATATATACCATCATTATAAATATAAGAATGTATATGACCACCAATAGCTAAAGTTTTACAATTATATTTTATATCAGAAGATTTCATGACAATAGAACGAGATAAGTTATACTTACTATCAATCTGTTTAAGTTGTGGTATCGCAAAATCTACAGTACCATGGAATATAACCAGATCTACTTTTTGATCTCCTCTAGCAAGATTTAATGCATTATAAAAATCATTATAAGATGAAAAATAAGGTTCTGGAATGAATAGTATATTCATTCCCTTATGTGTTTGTATTGTAATTTCATCTATGTATATAAAAGGTTTATTATTTATATATAAGTTCTTTACTACCTCTCCATCATGCGAAATAGTACCTTTTAATACAATAAAAGATACATTAGATTTAGAGCAGTAATCAGATATCTTTTGAATAAACTCTACTAAAAGTTGATATTCGTTAGATTCTGCTTTGATATTTCTATCATCAACTAAATCTCCTGCAATACAGAAAATATCTGGTTTATATGTCTCAATAGACGTAAGAAAATAATCTAAATACGAATCTATTTTATCCATTTCGAGTGTCTCAAAATGAACATCTGCTGTTATTAATATATTTCCAATCATATTTCCTCCTAGTAATCACATATATTTCTATCCTATTATATGTAATTATTGACAGGCTATTGTCGATGATTTTTCAACGATTCTAATAGAAACAATACCATTTGTATTACATTTTAAAGGGAGGAAAAGATATAAATGCATACTATAATTAAGTTCATAAGAGATATTAACATAAATATTAATTTATTCCTAGAAGATATTGCATTTAGTATGATTTACACTAAGTTTTTAATAAGATATTATATAGGTGGAGGCTTAAATATAGCTAGCGATATAGTAGCTGCTATTAAAAATCCAAACCATCAAAATCATAAATGGGTTAATGCTATAAAAACTTTTTTAACTAGTAGAGGAAAAAACATAGACGAAATTGATGTTGAATATGATTGTGAGCATTGTGATCATGGAAATTGTCACGAATATAATGAAGTGAAGTCGGATGAAGATAATATTGAAATAATCACAAGACAAGAAGAAATACTACCACATACAGTAGATAAAGTTGAAAAAGTAGAGATTAAACCAAAACCAATTTTTAATAGTAGTGAGATAATCAATGATGATATATTTATGAAATATACTAGAGACGAAATAACAGATGCTAAGAGAATTAGTGCTAACCCAAATGAGGAAAATGATCTAGATAAAGTATATAAAGCTATAAATATAACAGAAGATATACTTAGTACATTACAAGATAAAGATATTAATTATGATAATATAGGAAAATTAAATAGATTAAAAGATAAAGTTAATAATCTTTACACAAGAGCTAAACAGTTAGAAAAGATTGAACGTAATAAAAAGAAACGTGAAATGGCTGAAAGCTTGATGGATAATTTATTAGATGATGACGTAGTAAACAAATAGAGATACCCCAATATAGGAAAATAAATCTTATATTGGGGTAATTCTTTTATTTACCGTTTAAATAATCGTTAAAACGCATTTTCCAAGAATATACGAAGGAATGAAGAGATAGCGTTTTAACGATTACATATACTAATATAGATATATAGAATACTATATATAATATAATTTAAAATTGAGAAGGAGAAGATGTAAAATGATGAAAAAAGAATTAGTTATGAATGGTAAAGATTTATTAAAGGCAGATGTTAAATTATTAAATGATTTTGTAGAAAAATGTTTTCCAATTTGGAATCCTATATTAACTGAAGAATTTAATAGAGAAAATTTTAACTTATTAGAATATGCTATAATGGCTGGAGAACTTATGGATAAAGTTAAATGGGATTTATCTGCTAGAAAACTAGATGGTTGGGATATATATAAAGAATTTGAAAACTTTATATCAAATATTAATTTAGAAGATGAAATTGAAAAATCTGATAATAAAGTTAAATCAGCTTGTAGTTTAATATGTATGGAAGTTATATTACTAGAATCTATTTTAGATAAAGATGATGTAAATCTTGAAATTACATATTATAACTTTGTAAAAGCATTTATATTGAATCTTAAAAATAAAGATTTAGAAATAGATGTTAATTATATTGTAAATATGAATGATGTAATGAAATATACTTTAGAATCATTATTAACAGATAATGATAAAAAGATAATTAAATTCTAATAATTTAAAGAATAACGTGTTCAAGTAATGCGTTATTCTTTTTTTATTTTTCTAGAGTATACGAAGGAAAATTAATGATAAAAATATAGAAATACCCCATATACTTTTACATATATGGGGTTACTTTTATATATTCATCATTATTTCTGTATGGTCAGTTGCTGCTTTTTGTTTTATCAACGCAAGTAGCTCTTTTCTATCAGATTCTGCATTTTGAAAGTTTTCTAATTGTAAATCTACGCTACTACTTCCTAGATCTACTTTAAGATTACGTAAATCATTATTATATAAGTTTATTAATATATCATATTTACATAAATCTTCAAAATAACTTTGAAGTCCGAATGAAATTGTACTTAGATTTTTTGGATGGGTACATTCCAAAACTACGTTATATGTTTCATTTGGACTATAGTAGCTATTAAACATTCCATATCCTATAGCAACTATTGTATGAGGAGCTTTAAACTTAACCCTTGCCTTTGGGTAGTTTATACTTTCACGATGTTTCCAACTAAATACTTTTATATCATCAACCATTCCTCTACTATATACATTTGGTAGTATATTTCTATTAGATGCTATAATACTGGCATTTTTAATTTCTACACCAAGTTCTTTAAATCTATCCATTATTTGATCTGGTATTCTATAACCTATATCTGCAAATTGATCATTTACTAGGATTGGGGTACTATTCCACATATTACAAATATTTGCAAAATTTATAGTAATGTGGCATCCACTGTAAAGATTAAATGTATTTAAGCTATTATTTAAAATACTATCACGTAATAATGTATCAGGGTACACTTTTCCAAGATATCCATTAAGTCCAGTATCATTTTTAAGTTTATCTATAAGAACATTTATATTCATAAGACCTCCTTTACTGCTTAACGCAATACTACATTAAGAAGCCTTTCATATCATTCATTACACTCTCAAAAGATACTTTAGTTTCTTTCTTTCTTTTAACTGCAAATCTATATAGTTGTTCTGCAACAGTTTTAGCTTCAGGGTTTACTAATATTTCATCTCCATTTTGTACAAAATCCATTTCAACAGATTCGTTTGCTGGAATAAATCCAGTAGTACTAACTATTGGCATTTCTATTGCTTTAAAGTTTATAGGATCTATCATAGTAACTTTACTTCCTATAAGAGTACTTCCAGCATTAGAAGGATTTCTTACATAATCTATAGATATAATCTTAATAGTAGTAGCTTCTTCACAACCACCAGGTCCTGGCTTAAACATTGCTCTAGTTCTTATACTAAAAGCAGGCAGTATTCCATTAAGAAGGTTATTTACTATAGTAAGATTACTTGTAGATGTCTTTATAGTAAAATAAGTTTTATTTTCATCTTGTCTAAAACCTATAATACTATGAACAGAGTTACTACTTTCAACATGTTCAACTCTTAAGAAAGAGTTATATTTATTTAAGTTATCATCTGTTGAATTCATTGTTAATAGGGGGTGCTCATCTTCCATTCTGTTAATAACTAATCGCTACTTAGTTACAGAAGTATTTCAACTTCCATTCTCTAGCTTTCACTAGACGATCATATAAGTATGAAAGGAACTATATTATGAGCTTTATATAGTTCGTTCAGACTATTTCAATCCCTTCTCATATCCGAGTTAGGGTAACGGCTTTTCTTCCTCGCTTGAGGTTTTACTGCTTGTAATGGCATAGTCGTTGAAATTATTTAAACTTTTGTGTATAAAGAAATGTTTTGCTGGACCAGTGCAATTGAAATCTCGTATTTTTATAAATTCTTTTATATTCCAATTATGATGAGCACATATTCTTTTAAAATCACGCACTGTTCTAGATTTTTTAGCTAATGATTCTATGGTAACAGAATATCTAGTATTTAACATTTGATCTTTTCTTGAAGCCCATCACAAATTAGATAATTCATAATGTCCATTATTATCAATTCTATCTAAAGTTAAACCTTCTTTAAATCCTGGTATTTTCAATATATTTAATAAAACTTCAACTGGAGTTGTTCCTAGTAAACATTTGATACCCCTACCACCATAATAGTTATAGGCAGTAGACATAGGATTATTGCATCTATCTAATATTTTAACTGCTCTTCTATATAAAATATGTTTTGTGTATACTTTTCTACAAAATCCACATGAACTAGTTTGACCAGTTCTAACATATCTATCAAATAAAATTTTTGCAACTTTACCACACGAACATTCGTACCAATGACGCCTACATGATGATTTACCTATAAATGCGTTTGGTGCATCATGAACTGCTGTTAATCTATTAAATCTATCTCCAATTTTAACTGAAATTCTTCCTTCCATACAATCCTCCCTTATTCTATAATAAAGGAATTGTTTAAATAATTGCTAATCATCCATTGTTATAATACGTAGGACTCATTTCTGAGCTTTTATTTCACCATATATTATTCTATAACTTGTTTCTACCTTTCGGTTCCTTTTTAATATAAAGGCATATAGACTTTAGGACTTCCTAGCTTTATAACCGTTTTTCAATCACATATTACTATATAATCGGGCAAATTTTACCACTTACTCCACCTAAACGAAGTTTGTTTTGAAATGAGTAGTCACATAAACCATTATAAAACTTATCACGTGGATATAATCTTCCGTTGGCAGTAGGTTTGGTATGATCTATAGCTTCTATTTCAAATATAAGGTAATATATACCTTTTTTAAGTTTTTCAACAGTTTCTTCAGATAATCCTTGCATAAAATATTGAGTAGCTACACTAGCATTAGTAGGGACACTACTACTCATAGATTCAAGACCTACTATATCTAATCTAGTATCATATTTAATAGGTTTTGTTTCTATTGCATCATAACCATATATCAGAGTTTCATAATTATTATTATGCATAATTTAACTCCTTATTAAAATTCATATTCAAACAGTACAAAAACAGGGAGCTTCCGCCCCCTGTTAAATTATACTAATTATCCAGCATAGTGTACATTGATACCTTTTACATAGAATTTAGCTGAGCTTTCTCTTGCGATAAAGAACTTAGCTGTATATTCTATTTGAATGTTAGGTACGAATGGTCTTCTAGCTGATCTGAAGTTTCCATCTGCTTGTACTTTAGTAGGAGTTTCTACTAACATATGAGTTTCTAAGTTTGTTTCCTTATATTCAGGAATTACATACATCATATATTCTACATCTTCTGGAGCTTTCCATTGGATAGGAGTTCCAACTACAGGTGTAGTTGCATATGGATCTGCAGACATATCGTTTTTATCTGTTCCAACTACTACAGAGTTTACAGGGTTATTTGTATCTGTTCCTAATGTTAAAACAGATGTTCTAGCTTGTTGAGCAACTCCTAGGAACTGTCCATTTGATTCTTCATTAACTGTTCCAACTACTGGAGTTACGAAGTTATCTAATGCTAATAATGAAGCTGTATGTCCAAGCATATTTGTTTGTACATCTATGTTAGAATTTGCTCTGATATCTAGTTTAGCTTTGATACCTCTTAAAGCATTTCCTAATGCATATCTGATAGCTTGGTCTTTATTTACTTCACCTTTAATATCTAAATCTGTACTCATTTCACAGTATAATGTAGTACTATTTTTAGTATATGGAGTTACTTTGTATTCTTCAGCAAGTCTTTCAGTCATATCAGTATAACCTTTAAACCATACAAATTCTTTTTCATGAGCTGATTTTTCAGCTGTTAAGTTAGTAAGTTTAGTTAAGATACTTCCACCTTGTCTTTCATCTATTATAGAGAAATGTTCAGCTAAGTTTGGAATATCTTTTCTTACTACTGCACCAGCAGAAAGAACAGTTCTTCTAGTTCTGATTTCTATATCAAGTCTAGTTTTGAATTGATTGAATAAGTCATTCATTTTGAATTCAAATTTTATAGCTTTAATATCAGGCATTGCATTATCTGATTTAGAAACAGATACTGTTAAATGTTGAGGTTGTCCATCCCATAATAAAGATATGAAATAGATTTTTCCTGGTTTGTATTCCCAAGGTAATACTTTACCTTTATCATACATTTCAGCAAAAGCGTCAGCTAATACTTTTCCACTTCTTAAGTCATATAATTCTTGAGTAGCCCATTTAGGTTCTCCAGTAACTGCTATACCAGTAATTCTGAAGTCAGATCTTACTTGTTCATCTGCTCCTAAGAAAGGTTTTAAGTTAGAACCAGTTTTCCATGTAGTTTTAACAGCTCCTCCATTTGTTAATGTATTATTTTCTGGATTGTATACAGGAGTCTTTTGGAAATCAATTATTTTATTGAAGTCGCTATCTAATACTGTTAATTCTCTAGTTTGTGAACCAAAGAAAGCATCCATATCGAAACCAGCTTTAGCAGGATCCATTACAGAGAATAAATCTTCTCTTTTAACTGCTTTGTCTAGTTGTTTTATGTTATTTTCATCATAAGGAACATACCATATTTCTTGTGAATGAATTACTACAGATGTAAATGGATTTAGTAAAGATTTAACTTTAGCTACTTTTGGATATACAGTTGCAGCTGAGTTTACCCATTGAACTGGTGCTTCTAATTTTGGATATGGAATAGTTTGTTGATATGAGTATCCACTTTCCATAGCTGGAGCAAATGGGTTAGCATTTAATTCTCTATCTATTAAGTTAGAGCATACACCAAATAATACTTTTTCCATTGCATTTGTAACTTGTTTCTTTTCAAAATTTAATGCAAACTTTACAGATTTACTATCTGCTTCAGATAATTTATCTAATCTACTTTCTACAGAATTTTTCATATTTTGTAAAGGTTTCATAATAGCTTGAATTTCTGCTGGAAGTTGTCCAAATCTCTTACTAGAAGCTACACATTCTTTAACAAATTTGTCTATTCCATTATTCAAGTTTTCCATATAAATATCTTCTGCTTGTTTTTGTGTAATGTGTCCAGATGTTAATCCAAAAGTTTTATAAGCAGACATCAATGCATTTAATTTTCCTACAGATTCTTGTGAAAATGTTCCAATTAATGCCCAGTTGTCTCCTCCAAAACTTGTAGCACCACTTTTAGAGAATGAACTCATTGACTCTAAAGCAGGATTCATGCTTTTTAATAGCTCAGGGCTAAAGTAATTTATTTCATTCATGGTTTATATTCCTCCCTCTTATTTACCTTCATATTTACTAGTATCAGTTAAATCTTTAGTATCAACTTCATCAGTAGTTGTTTTCTTTACAGTTACAGTACCTTTAACAGCTTTATTATAAGCATCTATAACTTTACCGATATGTTTAGTCATTGTTGCTAAATCATTATTGATTGCTGTAGCTGCTTTTTTATTATAAGCTTTATATGCAGTAAATAATTTCATTAATCTATTTAAATCAGCTTGAATAGCTTCTTTTTTAGTAGTATCATTTTCTGCAGCCTTTTGATTTTCTAAAGCTGAAATCATTTTCTTTTTAGCATTAGTTAATTTTTCTCTAATATTTCCAAACTTAAGTCCATTTATAACTCTTATAAATTCTTTAGATTGTTTTCTAGCTGCTTTAATAGCCTCAGATATTGATGCTGTTTCAGTAAAGTTTTCACCTTTAGTAGTATTATATGAATTTAGTAATGTTTCAAATTGTTTACCAAAATCTTCAGTTTTAACATTTATTCCAACACTACTAAATAAAGAATACACTTTAGAAACTACTGCAGCAGGTGTGATCATACCAGAGAATTTAGCTACTGCTGAATATATTTTATTATTTTCTTCTACGAATTTTTCTAAAGGTTTATAATCAGATAAACCAGCAGGTATTCCGATATCTTTATCACTATCAAGTTTTTCTAAATCTAATTTATCTAATTTATCAGAATATTTCTTTAATAGTTTACCATATTTTAATACTCTAACATTATTACCAGTAATATTATCTATTGTAGTCCAGAATAATGTTACTATTCTTTTTATTATTGATTTAAATGCAGAATCTTTAGTAACTTTACCAGCTTTAACTGCTTTCTTAACAGCTTCTAATGATATTTCACCATCATATTCATTGAATCTATCTAGAGATAAACCTACAGATTCAAGCATTATAGTTAATTCTAAATTAGCTAATTCAGCTGTTATAGTTTCCATAGATGTTGTATATTCTTCTACTAATTCTTGATGTAAAAGTTCTAATTCTTCTTCAGAATAAGCTTCTAATGCTGGAGTTTCGTCTAATTCTTCATCATTAGTATTCTCAGGTTCAGTCATTGGATTTATACTTTCTAATGATGGAGCTCCATATATAGCTTGAACTTTCTTTAAAATTGCTTCATTCATGGATTATTTCCTCCTTATTAAATTTTATGAGAATTATCCCATATTCTTTATAGATTTTCTTAAATCTCCTATTTCGTAACCAACTTTAGATAGTACGAAGTTATTAGCATTTATAAATTCTACCCAATGTTTTAGTATATTTATAACTTCTTTATTATATTCATTAGCATCATTTTTAATAATCTTATTAAATACTGGAACTATAGAAGATTTAACATTTTCATATATTTTTATTATATGTTGAATATCTCTATGTAAAAATGTATTTTCTATATTAGTCATAACTGTTAATAATAAAGCTTTATATTTTTTATTTATATAGTCTTTAGTATTAGCATCTTTAACTCTCATTAGTTTAGATTCAATAAAATCTACACCTTTGTCTTTACTAGGAAATACTTTTTTATATAGGTTCTTTATATTCATCATAGATTTATATTCATCAGAATTATCAATTTCACTACTATTAAACCAATCATTAATTACATCTGTATTAATATTTGGAGATTCGGTTAGTCTTCTAAGTTGATCTGCAAGATTTTCTAATGGACTAGATTGTACTTTGATAAGATCAAATACGCTTCTAGAATTAGGTAATAATACAGCTTTACTAGCATTTACTTTATTAATAATCTTATTAATAGCATCTTTCATTTCAACATGCTTAGTTAAATCTGAATATGTCTTTTTGAAATCATTTGATGGTTGAATTACGGCTGCCAATAGAAGTATTCTATATAATGCTGTATTACTTAAATGAGATTCAATCGGACCGTCGTTCACATCTTCAGTTGCAACCGGCATCGAATCAAAATCTATACCGTCCCAAAAAGCTTTATTTTCATCAACTATTTCAGGATGAGCAACTTCATATGTTTTTAATTCTTCATCAACACTTTTCAAAACTAGTACAGATTTACTCATTGTTATAAAATGAATTAATCTTCTCCATATATTAGATACACCAATACATGCTTTAACTAATAAAGACCAGATATATTTAGCACCCTTCTTAATAGTATCTTTTAAATCTTCTAAACCTATACTATCATATAAGTATACATTTAATTTGATAGATTCATTAGATACGGTTAAATAAGTATCATAATCTTTATTAGTATCTTCAATAAAAGATAATTCGTACGATAATTCTTCTGATATACTATTGAAAATACTCATAAGGAATCAACTCCTTATTCAGTTTTTTCAGTTTTAGCTGATTTTGCATATTTTAAATATTGTCCGCATAACTTTACTAAAGCTCTGACGTTAGCACTATTTAATGATTTAAATTTATTAACTGCCTTTAGACACGCTGTCATATCACTCTTCATTGTACTATTAATAAGATTTTCTGTAGAATCGTCAGATTTTTTTTGTTTGTCTATCTTTTTCTTAGTATCTTCAAATCCTTTAATTGCACCACTCAATATATCAGCTATTTTATACATTCTCATAGCTTTTATTAATTTTACTGCACCTTGATGATAATCAAAGTCGGCTGAAGCTTCAACTGACTTAGCTGCTTCATTTATTTCTTCTATACCTTTATCTATAAAAGTTAGATTTCCTATAAACGGTTTAAGTAAACCATTTCTTTCAGCAGTACCTTCATGAAAATCTTTAACTGTCTTATTAGCTATATCAATTATTTTTTGTAATGACCCTGTACTAGGGAAGTCACTAGGACTATATCCTTTTTCTGCCATTCCACCTAATATCATAGTATGACCCATTATTCTAGCAAATTCTTTTATATCATATCTACCTTTTTTTACTTCCTCTACGATTGATACTTTATATTCTAAAGATTTTAGAACCTTTTCTTGAGTTTTAGCAGCACCAAACATTTTCTTAAATGCTGATATTACTTTATCAATTAAAGCTTTAATTGCATCTATACCCTTTTCAGCTATTTCTTTAATACTTTCTGTAGCTATTCCAAATTCAGATGATAATGATTCTAAATAAACTTCTTCTTTATCATTAGAAGCTTTAATATTTCTATAAACTAAAGCTTTATTTAATAATTCTAAATCAGATATAGTAGACTCAAAACTAGCTTTCTCTGCTTCATTATAGCAAGAATCTATATTTTCTAACTCTTTAAGATCAGCTTCAACTGATTCTGATGCTGTTAATTCAACTACTTTTTCTTCTGGATTTACTGATTCATTAGCAACTGATTCTTCAGCTATTAATCCTAAAGTAGCGAATAATTCTTTCTTTTCGTTAGTCATGAATTTGACCTCCTTTTTATTTAATCGGATCCTCATCTGGATCATCGTGATTTTGTTTCATTTGTTTATCTATATTAGCCTGTCTCTCTTTTTCTATTTTCTTAAGAGTTCTACCTAATCTCACAGAATCATCCATGAAATTATGTATTATTGTATCGTGTAGTTTAGCAGCTTTTTCTACATTACTTACTATAGTAGAGAATAAACCACCAGTTTCAAGAATTACATTAAGAATAAATTTCATATATTCTTCATTATCATCTCTTATAAGTTTAACTACATCATTCATTTTTCTTCTCAATGTTTCAGTATCTTTGATATATTTATCAAATTTCCATAATTCCTTATTATTTTCAGATACAGAGACAAACATTTCTAAATTCTCAAGTATATAATCATACGCAGTCTTATATTCTAATTCAGAAGTCTTAGGATTATTAATCTTATCAAGGTTTTGGCCCATATATTTTAGAGCTTCAGCTCTTACTTTCTTAATATCAGCATCTTCATAAATATCTTTAATACGTTTGAAATCATTGAATACATTATCGTTTTTCGGATCAACATTTTTAATATCATCTAGAACAGCTTTAGTCGCATTCATTACTTTTGACATATCAATATTCGTATTAGTATATTTTAAGCTAGAAGCATTCTTTATAACTTCGTTATAGTTAAAGTTCATACTCTTAAAATCTTCATAAAAAGATCCTTGAAATACATCTGTTGCCATAACTAATCCACACATCAAGACAACTTTTCTTATAAGTCCAAGTATTACTTGTAAATTTAAGCTAAATACAACCATTTTATTTGGATCATCTTGATTTACACGTTTTGTATAAATACCTCCAATAAATTCATGCATTTCTTTCAATGTGTGTGTTAAAGAATAGCTAATTGCTAATATTAGCACCATAACTTGAAGATTAGATCTTCCCCAATCACTTATTTTTATAGTACCTGAGTTATTTTTTGCTACACTTTCTAACTCTTTTAGAGATTTAATATAAGTAATAGCACTATCATAGTTTCTCTTTAATACTTTAGAATTAGTCTTTTGTCTACGAATAATTCTATTAAATGAATCAAAGATTAGATCTATGAGTTTTTGTGCCCATGTAACAATATTGGATTTAGCCTTACTAGCCATTTCTTTTACACGTTCTTTTATACCTTCCATACTAGGTTCACAAGACCATATCTTACTTATATTAAGATCTTCATCTGCATATTCCCATTCAAGAATAGCGTTAACTTTAGTCTCACTAGCTTGTATGTTTGCGGCGAAAGCGTTAAGAGCGTCTAAACCACTGTTGTAAGTTTCTAATCCATAATCATCCATATATATTTTCACTTATTATTTCACCTCCTCGTAGCAATTTTATATGTAAATAAACGTATAAAATCGTCTATTTTTACAAAAATTTTGTTTGCATCAGGATTTTTTAGGTCCTGATGCTATATCTTTAACGATTTGTCTTAATTTATATAAAGACGAGTGAAATTGTACATATGCTTCCACGATATCTTCATATGTTTTATCTGGTAATACCTTAATAAACTCTTCTAATATAGTATAAATATATCTATATTCTTTTACTACATCACGAAGTACATCTCCAACTAGTGGATTATCATATATACGATGTTCTACAGCTTCTATATTATTATCAATAATATTTTTAAGATCTAATAATCTTTGTGGAAATATATTACGTATTTGCTTAGATATATTATACTCTTGTAATTTAACTACCGTACGATCAATTACATTTTGAGTTGGAGCATTTGGGTCTTGATTTGGATCATCACCAAACATATTATCTCCAGCAGAATCAAACGACGCATCATTAAAATCACTACCAAAATCCATACCACCCATTTCGTCTGCACCAAATGGATCACTATCGAAATTAGCTTCAGTTCCTCCATCATCACCTACTGGTTCTTCAACTGGAACATCGCCAGCTTCTGCAGCACCAAATGGGTCATCGTCTTCGGCTTCAAATGCATTCTTATAAGATTCTAAACGTATTTGATCATCTGGATACATTTTTGCAAGATTATTTAACCATTGATCGATTTGTAGAATTCTTGCATTTCCATCTTCATCTTCTTTTCTTCTATAAGCATAGTCAGATACGATTGATTCATTGCTAATTTCAATAATCTTAGATTTGTCCATATTGTCAATATTATTGCCTTTACGTATCTTATCATATATCATCAATATCCTCCTTTTCCAAAATTTACTGGATTAACATTAATATCCATCATCTTCTAATACTTTTGCACCATATTCACCATTTAAATTATAGAATCCACCACTAGATACCATTTTATCTATACGTTGCCTAGTAGTAAGAGTATCATCCTTATCGAAAGTACGATATTTAATACGTTCTTTCTTTATTATTTCTCTTTTATATTCTATAAGTTTAAGTTTAGCGAATTTTACAAGTTGTATCTGTGATAGCACTGATTGAACTTGTTCTTGATTATTTTCATTACGAGCAGCTTCATAAGCATGCTCCAATCTTTCAAGCTTAGCATCCAAGTTATATTCAACTCTTTCTACAGATTTTAATCTTGACGAATATAATTTACGTCTTTGAACAGAAAGAATCCATGGTAAAAATATTATAGTTCCAGTTATAGCAGTAAGAAAAAATCCTCTAAGACCAAGCATTCTAAGAGTATTCATCTTTTCTTCTCCGTGGTCAAGTTCATCATTTAGAACTTTTTCTTGGATACGTAATGCTTCTTCTTTTTCAAATTCTATCTTAGATTTTAAAATAGGAGTGTTCTTTAATGTTCTCCATAAGAAACCAAAAGCCTTCTTAGGTGCTTTAGTTAAAAATACTAACATATTATAGATAAGTGAACCACTTCTAACACCAAATATCTTTATAGTTTTAAAGATATCTCCAATAAATCCTTCATTTGATACTTTCCCTGGTATGAAATCTTCATCAAATATTTCGTACATATCTACAGGTTCTTCATAGTTATTAGATAAAGGATTAAATATAGATACTTTATTCTGTCCTACATAATGTATATGTGAGTCTAGATATAATAATACAGATCCTTTATCTCTTATTGGTAAATAAAGAATAGGATCATCTTTATAATCATCAATTGGTGATGGAGTTAGATTTTTAATAACAGTATTTCCTTCAAATTCTGTAACCATATTAAGAGAATTATATATATTTCCATCTTTAGTAGTAACTTCAATTGGAATATAGTCATATTCTGTTATAGGGAGAGTACTATCAGATGTTATTTTCATAATAGATTCCATTGATAATTCTTCATGTTTTTCACTAAATTTAGCTAATAAAGGATCATCAGGAGATACCTCTCTACTATATATAGTGTTAACATCGAAATATGCCTCAGTAATGACTTTATCAGTAGATTGATTTGCACTCATAAAGTATTCTATATTAAGACGAATTGCATCTATTACAGTAATCTCTTTACTTTCATTATTATCTTTATAAGTTAATTTAGAAAGTGCAAGTTTTTCAAGATCTTCGTCAGTTTTACATTCTTGTAAAGTAAAAGTAGGCATAAGTTCACGAACCCATTCTATATTTCCATTAGAACTTACCCCAAATGGAGAAATCATTAATATACTACGATTAGTAATAACGATTGGTATATAGCAATGAGAAGGTTCGAACGTTTCAAATAAAAATAATGGTATAATTATATTACTTGATGGTTCGACAAATAAAAATCTTTTACAAATAGCACCAGGACTACATATTTCTATAAGTTTCTTTAGTTTTGCATTGATAAAAATTAACTCTTTATTAACAGAACTAAAGTCAAGATTTACTAAATTTATAGAAACATCTTCAGATCCATTATCCGTACTAGCATGGTATTGACGTTGGTCTACTATAAAAGATTTTACTATACTTGTAGCTCTTCTAGCAGCTATATACTCAGGTAAATTATACATAAAATTCCCTCCTTTCTTAATAAGATATTAACAGTCCGGTTGTTTTTACCCGAAAAACAAGGCGGTGTTAAACAATATACATTAAATATCAACCTAAGGAGGGTTAAAATGATAGTAACAAATTATGCTAAAAAATACGAAGAGTGTAATAATTATGGATACTATAAAGATTTCTTTGAAGAAAATTATGAAGCTTGTGAAATAATTAAAAAATGTGAATCTATAGCTAGAGAAAAATATAGTAAATTCAGAGAAATAATGAATAGTAAGAATAAGCTTGAAATATTTGAAGAACTAAAGGAAGCAAATTTAGTACAATGTTTAAGTGAAGATTGTATAAATGAAATTAAAAGATTTACAGAACTTCCAAATGATTGTATGCACCCATTTAAGAATATAGTATTAGAGTCTTATCTTAAAAATTCTGATATAATAGTACCAGAACTAAGATTTAATCTATATGGTCTTTTAAAGATTAAAGAACGTAGTAAAACAGATCTATTTGCAGATACACATTTCTTTATATTAAATGGAGATAATGGAGAAGGTGCATTTGCTCATATTGATTTAGGAAGACTAATAGGAGTGGGAGTAGATATTAGAGAATCTTTTACTTATAAAAGATTTCTAGATGCTGGAAGTAGTATTCATGAACATTTAGAAGGAAAATATTATAATAGTGACCTTATGCCTAATAGAGTAGAAAATGATGTTAGTAGAGCATGGTTTCCAGTAAGTTTCGAATACGATGCAGTTCTTCCTAGAATTATTACTCATAAAATGATACATGGAGATAGAGCTATATTTGAAGAAGCTATAGTTAATGCTATATTTGATAAGATGGTTAGACTTCAAATAGTTTTATACACATATGTAGTATATTTATATGGTAATAGGGATGTTATTTCTAATAACTTAGAAACATTTGTAAAACTTGCATTCTTATTTAAACTTGTATATAATAGTGTAAATGGAATTGATAATGACGATATAGGTGATAGCATTAAGAAACTTATGAGAGATTTTAACTATTGTATACATAATAGAGGTGCTTTTGATAGTGTTATTATGACTGCAGACTTATGGAGAAATAAACTTATTAAAGGATATCAAGACTTACCAAGTTTTAGTGATAACGCTATTAATGAAGTATTGGAAATGTATCAAAAGAAAAGACATGCTATAATAGCTATAAATAGAACTAATAGACCAATATATGCTGATAAGATAATTACAGGTATTAATATGATATCAGCAGAAAGTGTACAAGAAGACATATTATCAGAATTTAATCTTAAAAAAGCATATACTGCATTTAAAAATTCCCCTGCTAGATATACTTCCACTATTAGTATGGAATCTGTTAGTAATAAATCAGAATTTATGATAAATAGAGGTAAGTTATTAGCAAAACTTAAACCTTCTGATAGAGAAACGTATATAGATCTTGAAAACGATCTTATGAAAATTAAATCTGATGCTATGAACTGTAGAACTGCAGATGGAATGAAAGTTCTTATAAATAAAGTTAATGCAGTTGGAAAGATTATAGCTATAGAAATGGATACAGATGATGAATTCTTTAAAGAAATCCTTGGGTTACTAGATGCTCAACGTGTTATGTTAACAGATATGATGGCTAGTAGAAGTCTTATAAAAGAAAATAATGGATTACTTTATGGAATGGTAAAAATGGATAATAAAATATTATAGAATGAGGGAGGCTTAAGTGCCTCCTTTTATGTACGGAGGTAATAATGGTTAGTTATGAAGAGATTATGCATGGTAAACATGAGAAATTTGATAACTTCCTTAAAGATCTTGGTATAGAAAAAGATATATTAGTAAACTTTGTTGATAGTACATATGATCAATTTATTCGTAATACCAGAGAAGAAATAGCTAAATATAGAAATGAAGGATTAGAGCCACCAGAAAACTTAGTTATAGATAATAATATATCATTTCAAGAGTATAATGAGAATAAACAGAAAGTATTAGAAGCGATTAGTACTTTTATAGAATCTGAAAATGATGATATTAATAATAAGAAAGAGTTTAGATTTCCATATTGTGAAATATTTAATGGTAACTTCCCTAAACTTGATAAAACTAAGTTATCAGAACAGGCTAAAGTAGCTCTTAAAGTAGACGGTCTTCCAGATTTTGCTTATGATATATATTATAATGCAGAATATAAAAAAGCTATTCCTATATACTATGATTATAGTACAGTAAATCATCAATGGGTGGAATTTAGTTTCATGCTTGAAAAGATGGGAGATTTCTTAGGTATCAACATAAATCATAAAGCTCCTCTAATAACTCTTAATAGAATACTTCTTGGTATTGATATAGATAATCCTGTTATTAGTAGTGATATACAAATAGCAGCCGCTATAGAATGTGAACAGAATCCTATTTATATGGTAAGAGAAGCTGGACGTATAGTAGACGAAGCTACTGGTAATAGAATACCATATGAAATGACTATTGCGACATGGACGTTCTTATGGTTATACGCCCAAAGATTTAATATATACCGGGAACAATCGAGACAAACAGGTAAAACATTTGACCTTACAAAAGTACTTGGAATGGACTGGGGTGCTGGTCTTCGTAATGCAAAGATGCTAGTTGTACACTTCAACCAAGATGAAGCTGGTAAGAACAGACGGGGAATGATAGATGCGGCTAATATGTTACCTAGATTTCTTAAATTTCACACAATTAAGACAAAAAAAGTAAAAGGTAAGCAAGTGTTAGTGGAAGAGGAAGATTTTGCTCCATCTCTTAAAGCAAGAGAGGTTAAAAATGAAGAAAGAAATAACTTCTTAAAGATATTTGCTGTTGGTACAAGTGAAACTCAAGCAGAGAGAACAGGTCGGGGAGACTCACCTAGATTTGTATACGTGGACGAAATTAACTTTATACGTCATACAACTGCAATGCTTGGAGGTATTTTATTTGCACATGGTACTGCTAGACTACTTGCAATACGTAGTAATCAAAGACATGGAATATATTTTACATCTACACCAGGTAAACTTAATACTACAAGTGGAAGACTTATGTATGAACTTGTATTTAAGGAAATGGCACAATTTGATATAGAGTTCTTTGGATATACATACGAAGAATTATGTAAAGTAATGAATAATAGTAAGAAACACTTCTGGACTATGAGTTATGAATACTTTGAACTTGGATTTAATGAAGCATGGCTTGAAAAGAGTATTAATGAAAGTAATGATAGAGAAGTATTTATGACAGATATGTTAAATCGTTGGCTTGAAGTTGATAGTGAAAGTTTATATGGTCAAAAACTTATGGGACGTGTTAGTAAACTTGCAAAGGAAACTCCTCATAGAACATTTATGTTTATGAAGAACCATAAGATGACATATTTTAGTCATGAAGATATTCCGTTTGAAGAATACCTCAAGAAGTTCCATGCTATAGGAATTGGAGTTGATATAGCCTTCGGGGGTAATGACAGTTCTGTAGTATTTATTGCAGATCTGGAAACATTTCAACCTATTATGAACTGGAATACAAATTCATTAGATGTAAACGACTTTAGTTTTGTATGTATCAAGTTATTTAAATATCTTAAAGAAGTTAATCCTAATATGATTATGATAATAAATCCAGAAGTCGATGGTGTAGGTCAAATTTATATGAATAATATGAGAAAAGCTGGTATGGAACCATATTTATTTAGAATAGATAAACACGTTGAAAAGAAACTTGATGATAGTAGTTTCAGATTTACTAATAAGAAACTTACTGGTAATATAGAAAGTACATTTGGTACTAGACAGCGTAGTGCGGATACTAGAAAATATATTACTACAGAACTATGGCGTCAGCTTATAGATAAATACCCATATGCATTTGGAAATGTTATTTCTTATAGTGAGCTTGGAACACTTAGAGAAGAACGTGGTGGAAAGATAAACCATAAATATGGATGCCATGACGACAACCTTATGGCTACCGCTCTTGCTTATATGATTGCAATAAAACCAGATTATAGACTTTCATTAGAAAAGAACTGGAACTTCATTGTAGATTATAGTAAGATTAAAGTATTATCATTAACATCATTGGTGAATGCACATCTTGAAGATAATAACTATTACAAAGAAGGTAAAATAGAATATGAAATTATTAAATTTAGAGGAACTGATGATAAAATATATGATAAGATAATTGCATGGAAGTGGATTAATGGTTCTAAAGAATATTTAAATGATGAAGAAATAAATGAAGAATGCTTACATGGTCAACTTGCTGGGAAAGAAGATATACTTAATATGAAAATTCCTAGTATGACTATGATGATACACACTTTTAATAATAATACTGGTTCTGATACATATATGACTGGAAGGGCTAGATCTGTTACTTCTCATAGTAAATACAATAAAAAAGATAAGAGATTATGGTAAAATCGGCAATTAACAACCAAAATGTGTTAATATATTCATTAAAAAGAGGAGGTGTTTAGAATGGAAGAAATAGTTAAATATGCAAAGGATAGATTCGTTTATTATTTGAATACTGACTATGGATTATTCGTTATTTTAATATTATTAGCAATACTAATAATATTAGGTATAGTTTCTTATTTTGGAGTTAAGAGTTTAGCTCTTGTAAAAGATCAAGTTGCTACAACTATAAAAGAATTCCAAGAAAAGAAAGGTAATGACGCTAAAGTTGAAGTTATTACTGAAAAAATCATAGAAAGTGTTACTAATAAGTTGGAAAATCCTAAATTTATCTTTAGAGGTAAGAAATTGTTCTTATTAGTTTTAAGAACTGATGCTGCTAGTAAATATGTTTCTTACTTAGTAAAGAAAGTTTGGAAAAAAGCAACTGGAATCGATCTAAAGTAAAAGGTAAATAAAAAGCTTGCCCCAATAAGACAAAAATCTTATTGGGGCTTACCTTTTATTTACGTCTCATATATTGGAGTAATAAAATTGGAATCTTATAAAGTTATCCTATTATATGGGGTTTATAATGTATCTTCTACATAAGGGTCACTTTTATTTGAGGGGAAAGTGAATATAATAGGATAATTTTATACCTTAGAATGCAGAGATGATTCTAAGGTAATCGAATATATGTTCCTCGCATTATGGGTATGTAGGTGGAATATAATTATAACACTGCCTGCTAACCAGTTAAGGCTAACATTTTAACGAGACTTTATAAATAGTCGAGTCTATAGGCCTAATCCCATTGGTAACAGTGCTCCACCTACGTATATTTTGTTATACTTTTTTATAATTATTTAAATTCATGATACAATCCAAGAGATTTATAAATATTATATAAAAATTTTGATTCTCTAGGAAGATTATCAACTACTACATCTTTTACTGTAAAATAATAAACTTTAGGATTATTAATAAAATATTGGTTAGTAATCTTCTTTTTAAACTTTGAAGATAGAAGTCTATCTCTAATAATTTGCTGAAACTCAATAGTTTCATTAGAGTCTCGACCTGGCTTATTTCTAATAAGTTTATCATGCACTTCATCAGGTTCTATTTTATTTCTATGGAATATAATGATATCTTTTATATTAACAGATTCAAATAATGTAATCTCTGTTCTTAATAACCAGTCAACTACAGGATCATTATCTCCATAACCATTATAAACCCAATTAGACTGATAGAATCTATCAAATATTAATATATGATGATAAAAATTGAATAAAGATCTTTCATTAAAACTATCAAATAAATTCATAATAGTATTTATTCTATCATAACAGAATAACCAGTTAAGTAAATACCTATCAAAATTAGTTTTTCTAGGTTTTTTAAGTAATTCTTTAATAGCTATTCCAATATAACTTGTATATACCGGAAAACTTAAATGATGAACTTCTACTTTACATATAAAATTATATTCTTTATTCTGTATTTTATCCTCTAAATCTTTATATAAGAAATTCGAATATGTTTCTTTACCAGAAACATCATTTCCTTCTATAACTACAGAATCTAATATAATAGAATCTTTAAGTTCAGGTAATTGTATTATATCATTATCTTTTATTTGAGTTACTAAACCTTTATTTATATTAGAATTACCTAATAATTCTCTCACATTATGTTTAACTGACATTTCATACCAATGAACTATAAGTTTCTTTACATAAGGTTCTACTGTTAAAAATCCATCTACTGAATATGGCTTACTATTAACTGCAATCATGGTTTTTAATTTACTAAATACAAGATTAATTCTCCCCATATTAATCACCTCTTTCTCTAATTTATAGCTTCCATTTCATATGTTCCATCTGGCAGAAGTTTATAAGTCATAGTTCCTTCATCACAATATATTATAGCTTTATTTCCAGTAATTGTACACTTATAAACATTAAATCTTAAAACTTTAAGTTTTTCATCATCCATTATACCAAAAACACATTCTTGGTCATCATAAGCGAACGTTTTCATTTTACCTCCTCAGTTAATATCTTTGATACATTTTCACGTTTTTCAAACTCGATACATCCATTAGGATGTACCATAATATGATGAGTCCAAGGATCCATTGCTTTAGATAGTGTATATCTACAATCTTGTCCATCATTAAGTATAGTACAATCCTTAACAGATTCAACTAAAACTACTTCACGTTCTTCTCTATCACTCCATTTTGCTACTATTGTGTGATTACTTTCTATATATTCTAATTTTCTTTTGTATTTATTCATCATTTTCACCTAGTTTCGTATCCATTCCATCAGATACCATTGCCTTACTATCATCTTTATCAGTTAGAGGATTAAACATATTAGATGCTTTATTCATTTCATTAATACGCATAAATAATCCAATAGATGTCTTATGTTTAGTAAGGTCATCACTATTTATATTATTAACTTCAAGTTCATATCTAGTTTTCTTTTCTAAGTTTTCTAGACATAATGTAGTAAATTTATCTCTAAGTTCACATAATTTAGGATCTTCTCCTGCATAATGTGTTAATGCAAATGCTTCCATAAGGTTAAATGGTCTATCCCATCCATCCATAGTAAGAGTTTGTCTTTTATAACTACTCATATATTTATTTTCTTTTTCAGCATCAGTACTATCTTTAAATATATGAGGATATTCTGCAGATGGGTACATTCCAGAACCTTTCTTAAATACTCCAATATTTTCACAATCTATTACAAGAGTTGCGAATCTATCAAATTCTGCATTAATATTTACAAGTTCAGTAATAGTACTTCCTTCAGTACCAGTTCTACTTTTCCACATACGTCCTTGTGTGCTAAATGCGTTAGTAGATGGGTCTAGATTAAGTCTAGATATAACATGGCCTTTAGAAGCACTTCCTCTATCAACAGAGTCTACTACTTTTTCAAGTACAAATGCAGAAGATAATTTAGCTTTTACAGCATTAGGTACTTTAATCTTTTTATCAATAGGAGCAGATTTAAAATCTCTTTCAGCTACATATTGACCAATCTTTGGAGCATTATCTCCTAAATGTGCTACCCATATAATAATTATATTACCATCACAATAGTTAGTAGCAGATTTAGTAAACTCTGTAAGTTCTCTATTTGTAGTAAGACCTACAGTATTATTAATTACATCTCCACCAGTCTCAATATCATTATTAGCAGATTTTATCGACGTAACAGTATCTACTATAAGAGTTACAAATGGCATCATTTTTAGAGTTTGGCCAGGATTTTGTGGATCTGGGAATGTTACTGGTTTATATTTCATTTCTTTATATTCTACATCTACTTCTTTCATTATAGAAGCTAAATCATCTGGACTTGTAGTAGATATTACTGTAAATCTATCAGATATAACTTCTTGATCTAGTTTTGTAAGTTTTTTAAGTCTTTGGTCTGTATAAACTGCATTATCTGCATCTATTACTACTAATCTATGTAGTGGATATCCTAAATGTAAACCAAATGATAATGCATCCATAGTAAATGTAGACTTACCAGCACCAGGTTTACTTGCTATACAGTTATGTGTACCAATAGCAAATCCTCTATTCTTACTAATAAGTGTTCCGTCAGTTTTTCTAACATTTTCACCCATCATAATATCAAATGTAGCATATCCAGTAGGTACATACCTGTTTAATGTCTTGTCTGTCTTCTTATTCAACCAACTCATTTTATTTTCCTCCCAATTTTATTAATCTATTTTATAGGTATATCAACTAAGTCATTATCAAGTCCATATGCTTTAAGAACTTCACTCATATATCTTAGAGATTTTTTATTTTCTGGACTATCTGTAAGATCATTTAATGATACATCACCTGTACGTATTATAGATTGTTTCATTTCACGTTTAGCAACCAAGTCATGTGATGCTGGTCCAAGCATTTCTCTTATTATATTTGGAGAACCATTTCCAATTAGTGTACAAATTTCACTATCAGAAAGACTTCCAGACTTAGATGCACCAGTAACTTGACCGGTAATATTACGTAAGTTACTTTCTTGTGCAGCTTTACCTTCTTTAAGAGCTATTTGTTGGTTTGCTCTCACATATAATGGAAGTATTAGTAATTTCTTATTAGAAAGAACTCCCTTGCCATCCTTTTGGTTTACATGTGGTAAACGTACATATTCTTGGTTTATTATTTCTTCAGATTCTCTAATTTTACGTAAAATATAACGGTTAGGTTGTGCGTAGAAATTTAATATATTTATAAGATATTCTACAAGTTGGTCCCTATCTTCACACGATGTTAATAATTCTTCTATTCTAGCACCTTCTGCTTCATCTAGTTCTTTAAATACACGTATAGTTTCAGAGACTGCAAATTCTATATCTTCATCTTTTACATTATTATATTTCATACTATTCCACCTCCGTTAAATCAAATCCATTTAAAGTATCTATATATAAATCATTTATACTTTCTAGTGCTCCAATATCTACTGATAATTTACCACTAGATAAATATAAAGTTAAAATCAAATATTGATATATCCATTTACGCATCTGAACTTTATTAAATATTCTAGTTTCTTCTCTAGGTTTATCAGCTAACATATTATAAATAACATTATCTATTCCATCAAATATATAAGTAATATGTCTAGCAATACTCATAGCACGTACAAATCCAAGTCTAAAATTCTTCATAGTAAGATGTTCACTATTACGTTTCATCCATTCATCTAATATATTACTACAAAGTCTAGAAGTGTTAATATATTGATCTCCAAGTTTAGCTATTATAAGAGTTCTATATTTAATATTCTTAGGATTATTATTACCAAGTCCTATCATATCAAGTATACGACTAGATGGCGTCTGTAAACTATTCATAGCTATTTCTCTAATAGCTTCAAATAACCCAGCACCAGCTACGTTATTCTTACCATCAGCAGATTTAGCATATGCTATTTGAATTCTAACGTCTGGGTCGTTAAAGTTCTTATGATATGCGGTAGCGATACTATTTATCATATTATTATATCTTGGAGTAAAATCTTTAAGCATTTCACGAAATAATTTATCAGAAGGAGTTTTAGTAATACGTTTCTCCCAGTTTTGTATAAACGATTCAGTTTTCTTTCCTATTACTATAAGTAAGTTACGTCCTAGTTTATTATAATCAAGTCTAGCATCAAATTCGTCTATAGTATATTGCATTATAAGTTTATTAAACTTTCTAGGAAAGTATTTAAACATATATAAACTATAACATAAAATACCAAGAAAATTGATAAATATAGGATTTCTAGTTTCATAATAGCTATATAGAAGTCCAAGCTTTAAAGGATCTGCTAATCTAGCCATAAGTCTATATTCTGGACTTTTACTAATAATTTTCCAATCTTCTGGAGTTATATTATAATAAGAAGCAAATCTATTACGAGTAGTTTCTCCAAGAATAGGATAATTATTTATAAGTCCATCTGTAAGTACAGACATATTCTTCTTTATATAAAGTCCAATAAGATCAGATACATTATTATGCGTATCTGGTGTTGTACGAGATTTATATATTTCATAAATTACGTCTTTCATATTTTCACCTCACATTATATTGTGTAAAATTACATATAACATCATAAAACGTCATAATAAGCGTTAGTAGGCGTTTTAAGGCTATTCTATATAATTATCTATAAGATTAATAGTAAAATTTATTAAAATGCGTAAAAATGGCCTTATAGAGCGTTTAAATGCATTTTATAATGGTATATATTATTTTATACATATATTTAACCAAAAATAAAAAGGAATGGATGGTAATAACCATATTTCAAGTTAATACCATCCAAAATTTTACTAATTATCTTCTTCTTAAAGCATGGAAAATAGCTATTTCCATTTTTTCTTTCCATGTAAGTTGTACTGATTCTGTAGCAGGTTCTTCTGGTTCAGCTGGAGGTTCAGGTTCAGTTCCTTGATCTCCTGCATCGTCAGCTGGTGATCCCATATCATCAGAAGATACGTCATCTCCTATTGAATCTCCTCCATTTTCAGATCCTTCTCCAACTTGATCATATCTATTTATAGTAACTTTATCTTCATCAAAGTTTTCATCTTGATTAGCTAATTCAGTTACAGTAGAAGCTAAAGTATCTTTACCTTCTGTAGGTTGTTCAGTTCCATCAGGCATCTCATCTGTAGTAAATTCTTGATTTCCATCATTAGTATTTACTGATTTCATTGTAGAAACATTATCGAATGATGTAGAGCTATCTTCAGTTTGACTAGATACATTAGATTTAGCTTCTTGCAAATCTTCATTATCTCCACCTAATACACCCTTAATTTCTACAGAGTCTAATAATGCTAATTCTTCAGCAACTTCAGATGTACCTTCATCACCAGTAGATCCTTCACTTGGAGCTTCTTCTGTAGGTGTTTCGTCAGCTGGAGTTTCTTCGATTTCTTCTGTAGATTCAGATTCTTCTTCAACAACTTCTTCATCATTAGTTTCATCAGAATTTTCATCTTCATCTTTAGGTTCTTCACCATCAGTATCTAAATCTTCTTTAGCTATTTCGTCTTCTTCATCTTTAGTTTCTTCCGAAGTTTCATCGTCAGAAGAGTTATCTTCTTCAGATACATTATCACTACTTCCACTAGCATCTTCAACTCCACCGTCCGCATCTAGTATTGTAGATGTATCTCCTTGTATATCTCCAATAGAAACATTTTGTTTTTCTCCTGGAGTATCATTAGTTTCAGTAGATCCTTGATCAGCTTTTGCTTCATCTAAAGATTTAAACTCATCATTTCCATTATCTCCTGGAACTTGAACATACATTTTATCAGCAGAAGTAACTTCTTGTTCTTTATCAGTATCAGAAAATACAGATTGATTTTCGTTATGTTCTGCATATTCTTGTCCATTTTGTTCAGCCATCATATGCTCAACTTCTTTATTACCAGCAAATCCAGTATCATCTATAGTAGTTTGATTAGGTACTTGATTTTCTTTTATTTTTTCTATTACTTCTGGAGCTCTTTCATTATCATCAGCTGTTGGAGATATTCCTCCCATTTTTTCAGCTTTAGGGTTATCTGGAATATCCATAATATCGTTTCCTTCACCAGAAAGATCTTCATCTAAAGTTCCTTCTTGTTCTAAAGCTTCTATGTCTCTTTTTACTTCGTCTGATACATTATCTTCTGGAAGAGGTTCATCTGCTCTTCTTTCTTGGTTAACACCTTCGTGGTCGTCTTCCAATTTATCAATAAATGTAGCAGTATCTGCTGGGTCTACACTAGTAGGTATTTGTTCGAAATGATCAGAAGCAGTTTCTTCCATCGCAACACTACCTTTGAATGCAGAACCTAGTGCTTCAAATATACTTTTCATGGTTTTCCTCCTATATTAGTCTTTAGTTCATTTTATTGAACATGTCATTAAATTTCGTATTAAGATCTTTAAAAGTTTGGTAATGTCCTGAATTAGGTAAATTTAATAGAATACCTATAAATATAGTAACAGGTATATAATCTTGAATAGTTCCTTCGGATATTCTAGCTACAAGTTCTATTACTAATTTATGTGGATCATCCATTGAAAATTCACGTGAATTCTCTGTGTCTTTAAGTAAAGATTTGCATACAGATGCTATATAGTTATTAAATATAGTGAAAGATTTACTATCAATTATATCCTCTATAGTTCTATTCAAAGCATCACTATACTGTTCAGCTAAACCTTTAAGTTCAGCCAAATCAAATTCTTCCATTTGTTGAGGATTTAAAGCTCCAACAGCTGTAAATGATACTTTTGGTTCAATATCAGTTAAATCTTCCATTGAATCTTTCTCCATACCAATAGCAGGATTAGCAATAGTTTTAGTAAGTCTTTCTATTTCTTTATCCTGTTCAGTTTGTACTGGTTTATTAGTTGGATCATGTAATACTTCTGCAGCATCTAGAAGTTCTTTAAGATATCCTTCAGGTTTATCTCTAAGGACATCCCCAATATCAGCAATGTTTGCATCAGCTAACATTTTAATAAAAATAGCAGCAGCAGCTTTTTCAGGTTTACCATATTCAGTTAATGCGTATTCGAATTTATCACCAGGGTCCGCACTAACAGTATCTTCAACAGATTCATTAGATGATTTTTCATCAAAGTCGATATCAAACTCTTCATCTAATAAGTCATCCATTGCATCTTCGTCATATTTAGACTTATCTCCCTTAAGAGCAGCAGCAGTTTGTTCTTTTGCTGATTGTAGAAGTTCTTTAAGTTCTTCTTTAGTAGCACGTATTTTATCAGAAACTTTTCCACTACCATTAAATTTTACCATATCTTGGATATATGCAACTAAAGAATCCTTAGTTTTAACTGGTAGATCATATTTAAGATCCATGTTATCTTTATATTCTTTAACCTCAGACTTTATCGTATTAGTAAAGTGTTTAACGATAGTATTTTTAAGTTTTGATAAATAGCTTTCTTTACTCGTATTTTTGTTAGTTTCCATGTATTTTCACCTCACTTTTATTGAATTTAATACAGTGTATTTGTTAATATAGGAATTTTAAAATAAGAAAAGTCAAGAAAAGAAAATATAAAGCAATCAAAAATTTTGCGGTACATCAGTCCACCCTCTCCCTGGGAAGGAGAGGGCTTTCTAATGAAATATAATATAAAGGAATGCGTAAAATGACATAATAACGCAATTATAGGCGATACGTTATTATATCCGCAATCGGGTTAATTTTAAAATCACCCATAGCATAGTCCAAAGCCAATAATAAAATTTTCAGGAATTCTATTGAAATTTAAATGACAAGTATTCAAATTCACGTAATGATATTAGATTAATTTATCTTACAAGTAATAATAAAAAGTTTGTAATATAACTGGAGTATTTAAATATAAACTATTTAATTGCTGTTATAATTTAAACTTTGGACTATCTTATGGATGGCCGAGTACACTGGAATATACTCGGCAATTTAACAAACAATACAATTTTTAAGGAGAGGTAGTATATGGATACATACTACCTTGCTTATGTAAATAATATCTTTAACACCTTTACATAAGTCTGAAACGTTAGAGTTCAACGCAAAGCTATTGATACTCTAACTCAAAATGAAATTTTGAAAATATCTTTATGTAAAACGTATTACTACGTTTTTACTGAATTAAATCTTAGTAAAACCCTCTATAGCTCATTCCATCTTTAGATACTTCGCTATCTGGAGTAGTACCAGTTAATTTAGACACATTTGTCTTTTGATTGATTATGATTGCTTCTGCATTTGCATTTTCAACATATGGAACTAATTTAGTTAAGTTAGTTTCATTTACATCTTTTCTAAGTGTTTTCAATTGTTGTTTCATATTCTTGAAGCTCATCATCATGATTCTATCTAGAACTAATTGTTCTGTTTTCATGATATTGAAATCAATATTAGAATTATTAAAGTTTTCTAATAATGTTTTATCTAATATTGATATTTGTTGTAATTGTTCTGGAGTAAGTCCATTAGATACATTTGCTATACATCTATATAATGGAAGTCCAGTCATTATTGATTTAACATTTCCAAGATCTTTATCTGCCATTAGCATTACTTTAACAGTATTCATTGCACCTTCTGCAAATGTTACTATTTCTTCTGCTAATTTAAGAAGATCTTCAGTTCCCATTTTTGGAAGAGATAACATTGGTAATGCAGAGAATTGCTTTTTACCATTTTTATCTACTCCATTTTCAAATATGTAATCTTTTACTTTTGCATTGATTGAGAAATAAGTTGATTTTCCATCTGTAGTTTTGAAATCTCTTTCAATTTTAACTTCTTTAGCTTGTTTTGTATTATCTACATCACTAGAAGCTTCTTTGACTCTGTATACTTTTGGTTCCATACCATCAGTTCCATCATCATTTGTTGTACCATACATTACAGGATATTTATTTTCAAAATAATCCCCTTCTTTTAATCTTTTTTCGATCAGGTTCATTGCACCTGTCAAGTTAGTAGTTTCTAAAACTGCCATCTTTAAATACCTCCTAAAATTTTTTATTTATATTAAATTATAACGTCAGACAAAAATAAAAAGGTGACCAGAATATTACTAGTCACCATAATACAATTTTTCGATAAGAATTACTCTTTTAGGTAATTAAGATTATTAAATTAACTTTATTTTATATTCTGAGAAAGAGATAACTATTTTACAATATATGTAATATATTGATAGTAATTCTTATCGTTTAAAATATATATTTAAATATATATTTTCACCTTATTATATGTAATTAATTAAAAGTTAAGATTGCTGAAATTGAACATTGTCTTTTTCACCATCAATCAATCTCATACCCTTAATAGTTACATTTGTTTCTAATTGCGAACTTATGTAAAGTTCTTTATATGTGACTCTGTATACACGCAAATGTCCATTTGCATCCATTGTTATTATATTAGACAAAGGAGTAAACTTCTGAACAGGTAATCCCTGACAGTCGATGGTAATCTCCTCATATACAGTGTTGTCTAATTTTTTACCAGGAATTACTTCAGAATTCTTAAATATAACTTCCTGGTTTCTACTCATTGGAAACGTCTGTTTTATATGCTTACCAGATGGAGTTACATATATCTTATTATCACGATAAGATGAAGCTCCTATAACTCTTACATTAACATTATTTACAGATTCTATAATCTTATAATCTGTTTTACCTAGTTTACATATCACATGAGGGTATACTTTTTCATCACTTTGTCTTGCTACTATAACGGATAAATTAGTAGTAAGTTCTTTATTGTCTACATTTGGGTTATTATCCGAATTTAGTAGATAAAACTTATTTCCTTCTACACAAGTATAATACTTAGTAGAATATAGATTTACTTCTTGGTCTATATACTTTAGTAAATCAGTAAAGCTAGTAAATGGTATAATAAATCTTCCAAGTGGTTTATCATTCTCTATCTTACTCATACAAAGTTCATAATTATTAAATGATTGCTTAAAAGCATATTGAATAATTTCTGATGGTTTTGGATTAGGTAAGTTAAAGTTAATACTAGCTTTAGACTGGTAATGTATTTCACCAGGTTTAAATAGATTAAGTTTTACTACAGTAGTAGTCATGCTATCCTCATTTTTAGAATCTAATGCATCTTGGATTTTCATTTTTATTTCATTATCTTGTAATATACCAACATAATATCCAGATTCAAAAGGTTTTTCTTGGAATCTAGACTTTGATACTGGTAATACTTGTATATATGTTGCTAATGCTTTAGGAAAGTCTGGAATTATATCTCCCTTAAGCTTATATAGCTTTACTGCTAATTTCATAGGAATAGCCATCTCCAATTTTCTAATTGGAAAGTCTAAGTTCTTATAGTCACATAACTCTGTAAAATGGATACTACATCCAGTCTCTCTCATAAATTGTATACCACCTATATCTACATTAAGTATATGAGTATTCGGTATAGCAACTTTTAAAGATTTACCTTGTGCACCATTAGCTATAGAAGATAATATAGACTCTGCTTTTTTTACTATACTCTTTTCAAGGCTATCTCCTATATCTTTTACAGTAGATTTAAAGTCATATGGTTTAAATTCAAATGGCATATTATTCACCTCCGGTTTTTACAGAGTTATGTTTTATTTTAATTCTTTAGTAATGGTTCATTTCCCATATCTATATTTGGTATAAGCATAGTAGTATCAGGATATACTACAATTGAGTATATATCAAATACTAATTGTGATATCTTTCTAGTTTTACTTATATTTTTATAAGAATATTGTACTATCATTCCATATGGTGTATCTATAATATTACCTACTCCTGCAATCATAGATAAGAATAATTCTCTTATATACTGTACTCTACCAGCACTTTTAACCAATACTGTAAATAATTCTGGATCTAAATTATTAAAGAATTTAGCTTTTGGATATTTCTTTATAGAGAATACAGAATCAAATACATGCGGAAATTCAAATACTAACTCATGTGGAGTATTATGAATCTTTGCCATATTAAGTCCATTATCTATTAACCATTCAAAGCTATTCTTATCAGTAGTGTAGTCTATACTTCTAATATGATTATTAAATACAGTATTAGATATTGTATCATTGGTTATCATTTGATGATTTAGATCCGATAAATTCAATATTACAGAATTTAACTTAGATACTAAATGTGTAAATAATATCTTTTTTCCATTCTTTTTATCTATTTTATTAGCTAACTTATAAAATCTATCACATCTCAATATATTACATAGCATATATTGAGCTGTAGTTACTGGAAATGCATTATTCCTATTAATCTTATAACTAATTTCATCATCATATACAACGTCTCTATTAAATCTATCATCATATGTATAGCCTAATGTATAATAGAAACTTAAATCCAGCATATCTTTAAGTTCTTTAATACTTTTCACTTCAGCAGTATTTATTATATCTAATATTTTTACTCTTCCATCAGCTATTTCTAATAGATCTTTTGTATATAGAAGTAATTGTGTAAAGTTTTTCTTTTTAAATAATGATAGTACATCTGCTTCTGTAACTATATCATATATTCCAGAATTTTGCATTAATATATGAAATGGTATTATATTATTAGATAGCATAATATCATCTATATCATCTATATCTTCTTCACTTATACCAAATAGCTTTATTAATCTATCTGTATCTACATCATTCCTGTATTTAAATGGGGTGCTACAAAAAGCACCCATTTTTAAAGCTTTAAGAATCTTATTCGGATGTACACCAAACTTCACATTTAATGTAGTCATATATTAAATCCCCCTTTATATGCTTTTAACCATTTATTATAATCTTCAGCAGTTTTTCTTTCTATTTCCATCGCTTTTTCTTTAGCTTCCATATCTTCTAATAATACTTCTTCCATTCTTTTTTGAGTTACTGGAGTTCCTCTTTCAATAAATGGACTATTAGATGATTGATTTTGTACAGGTTGTGTTTGAACCGGTTGTTCAGTTACTACTGGTTGAACTGGTGTTTGGACTTGTACATTATTAGCTTCCGTATTGGCTGCAATATCGACCATACGTTGTTGAATCATTTCACTCATTGCAGCTAGTATTTTTGGAGAAGTCTTCAATTTTGGATCATTAAATGCTGGTATATCCTGTAATGTCACTTTCTTACCACATACTGCTATAAAATGACCATCAAATACTCTTCTAGCCAATGCAATTTGATCATCTTCAGATAATGTACTAAGGGCATTATATACTTCATTATGAATAGATTGTGCATATGCTTTAAGATTAGCATTATTAACTTCTTCAGTTAATGGTTTTATATTACTAACATCATGAACACTATCTAATGGCATTTTAACATCATATTCAAGACCTCTATTATAATCTTTTACATGCTTAGTAGTACCAGCTACAGATTCACTTCTATTACATGTGTTATTTAAACCAATTTCATTCTTAAAGTTTTCAACAGCTGCAGATCCATCATTCTTTATAATATCTTGTATAGATGGCATATGTTTCATAGCCATAATTTGTACAGGTGATACATATTTAGCCAAAACCTTAGCAAATTCTGGGTCATTAGCTATAATCCTTGCTAAATCTTCTCTAGTAACTGGATTTTGCTTTACCATTTCTTCAGCTTCTCTTTCTAATTTTTCAGATCTAAACTTTACTTCTTCTTCATATTGCTTTTTCATTAAAGCATCAAAGTCTACTTCTTTATTAGCTTTCTTTTCAGCTTTATTCTTTCTAGCTTTCTTTATTCCAAAATAAGCTCCAATTCCAATTGCAACTACTCCTAATCCTATTAGTATTCCTTTATCTGTTATATTCATTCTATTTCCTCCTTTAATGTGTTATAGATATTCTGTTATCTATAGTTATAATAATTACCTGGTAAAATTACATCATTCACATATATGTTATCAGTATATGGTTGACCACTTGCAACAGCTGCAGCTCTTCTAGCTTTAGCTAATTCAATATCATTTTTTGCCAACATTGCCGCTACATCTTTATTTTTGATAAATCTCTTTCCATTTTTATATTCAAAAATATCATCATCTTTTGTCACCATTTTATCTGCAACATATTTTGCAGCAGTAGCAACACCTAACGCCATTAATACACCTCCTATCACGACATAACGTGTTTTTACTTCAAAATCATTTCCAAATAATGTAATCTTCATCACATTCCTCCTTTTTGTAAAGCATTTGGATTTGCTTTACTATTCTTTTTATTTAAACGTTTAAATAAAAGATCATATCTTTTATTCTACTTTATTATATGTAATTATTTGAAAGTTAATTCTAATGGTAAATAAAAAGGATTACCCATATCAAATGATATGGGTATTTAATATAGAGAGCATGAGTTAGTAGTTTAATGATTACATATACTATAATGGATATATGTGAGATATTATCATATCTTAATGTATCATATATCTAAGGTGGTGACATTATAGATGATTCATAATGTAAATTATTACCACAATATGATAAATAATTTTAGCATACAAGATCTAAAATCTTGTAACTATGATTATTATCAACATAATATTAATTTGCGTTGTTATTTATCTGAGTTGTACAATAAGATAAATTCTGAATTTGACTTAACAGTCGATGATATTTCGTCACTAAATTTCGTTAACTGTAAGCTAAGTGAAGTTAAGAAAAATCTTTGCGATTACAGAAATAACGTGCTAATTAATTAGTGGTAATAAAACTACTAACACTTTAGAAGAGTAATGTATAAAGAACTCTTCTTTTGAATAAATTTATAACACTATACCATAATGTAATTTATAAAATATAATTCATGTAGTAAAGGCTAGTTAACATTTAAACACTTTTGAGGAATAGTGTATAAATAATTCCTCACTCTCTATTATATTTTTTTTGTTAATTTTAATAGCGGTAAATAAAATAGCAGTCCCCACCGGCTTATGCTATACCAGTAGGGACAAAATCCATCCAACAAGTTTGAAAACTATTTTAATTATAATTATGGCGGTAGAAGAAGGATTCGAACCTTCGGCACATTCCTGTACACTGTCTTAGCAGGACAGCCTTTTAAACCTCTCAAGCATTCTACCGTTTTTTGAAAGGAGCGCCTGTATAAGAAATTTTTTACTCCTTATACAGGCATAGTGAATAAAGAAAATAACATACTTAATTTAAAATTATTTGCTTTAGTCTATTAATACAATTTTTGTGACGTCGAGTATATGTTTAATAAATAAGTTTATAAATAACACATTCTCGGAAATAGAATAATTGAATTTTAACTTATATTTCTCATATAAGTTTTGAGGTTAATAATATTGAGCAAGGAAACATTTCATATTAGGGTAAATCATTATTAGTTTGTCAGTTTTATCAATTGTTGGGGATTCATTTTTAAAATGAAAAATTTTTAATAGCTTTTTAATAAATACAATTTTTAGGTGAAATTATTCATAAACCCCTCATTATTATTAATCTCAAACCTCATATGAGGTAATAATACAATTTTTATTCAAGATTTGATATAAATGTTATCAAAATTTTACTTTAGGAGAATTCTAATACAAAATTGATAATTATATTAAAATTCGTATGGTAATTTAAAATTTATATAAAAACGCTCTAATTTAGCGATTTTACCAAGAGATGGTTCAGATTAAGTTATCTGAACATTAATACAATTTTCGATGTATCCTCACAAGTGTGATTGTACAAGATATAGTTTTTATCAAAGTTATAGAACTCTTAGTCAGTATTAAGAAAAAGAGACTAAGACATTCTACATTATATCTTGTTATTCGTTTCTTGAAGGAATTAATGAAAAAAATAAAATTCTTAAAAAATAAGATCTATTACAAATCTCAAAATTGAGAATTCGTATCAGTTTAACATTCCATAAAATAAACCACGACTAAATGCCATCCTCTTTAGACTTTCAATAAGTCACTCCCTGTGACATCCATAGTCTTTTGTGGTTTATTCCATGAAAAGTGTAAGTTGTATGGAAAAGTCTTCACCAACTCTACGACAGACCTATTGATTAATCACGTCTGATCAGTACCGAATTAATCTCACTGCCGGCTTCTTCCGAGGTATTTTACGGTCCCTCGACTAGACCATATCACTCAACTTACGGTGTAGCTAATAATAGACTCGAAGGCTATATTGTGAATTACGAATTTTTTGGCTCATGGCACTTCTCATAATTCACAGCGATTCATTCACCGAATGACATCAAGTTCTAAACTAGCTACGAGTGAGCAGTAACTGCGTCAACTCATGACACGACTGCTATCAGAATTCTTGTTGCAGCTTTCAGCAATTCTTACAAATCGCGTACTCACGTCAAGAATTCACATTTTTGTTTGTTAAATTTCAATTTCAAAAATCATAAAAATTTTAAACAATGAGAGTTAATTAATTTTATTAATTAACATACATACACTCAAAACTTTTAAGTAATTTATTTATGTAACCTAAGTGGAATAAATAAATTACCATAACTAAAACTAGTAATAATTATTATTTACGTAACCCAAGTGAAGTAAATAATAATTCATAACTAAAAACTCTTAATATAATTATATTTACGTAATCTAAATGGAGTAAATATAATTATCATACTTGTAATAATTAAAATAAGGTAATTATTTTAAATTAATTTAATATTATATTCATAAATTCATATAATATTAAATATAATTATAAAATATATTATTTTAACATATCAAATTTAATTATAATTAA